TCTCTGAACATTGGTGATTCCGAGTATATCACCATTGATGCGGAGGAAATGAATGCCTATCAGGGAACTGCACTGGCAAACAGGAGAGTTACAGGGGATTATGATGCTCTGAGGCTGAATGTTGGGAGCAATTCCATCACTTTCTCCGGAGCGGTGACAGAGGTCTTCTGTGAATTATATAGTAGGTGGTTATGATGATTAGAGTGTTTAAATCTACTGATAGAATCTTTGATTCTAATGGTGATCTGGTACTTAGACCACTCAAAGCATCAGTCCGAAAAGAAGATAATGGTGATTTTTACTTAAATATCACCACAGATCTTAGAAATCTGGATGTGTTGACGGCAGGAAGCATCATCGTGGCTAACACTCCCTCCGGTGATCAGCCTTTCAGGATCCTGAACACCGAGAAAACCAAGAGCAAACTGATCATCAAAGCAAACCATGTCTTTTATGATTCCCTGAATTATCTCATTGCTGATTCCTATGTAGATCAGCGGAACTGCAATGATGCACTAGACCATTTAAACAGTGCTACAGAGCCTACAAGCGAGTTTAAGACCATCTCTGATGTTCCTACTGTCAATTCGTTTCGGTGCGTAAGAAAGAGCCTCTATGAGGCTATAGAGACTGTTCTGGAGCGGTGGGGAGGGCACCTTGTCAGAGATGGTTGGAACATCGGCATCCGGCAAACTATTGGAGCGGACAATGGTGTAACAGTTCGATATGCCAAGAATCTGAAAGATATCACTGTAGATGAGAACTGGGACAATGTTGTTACCCAGTTGATGCCAGTGGGAAAAGATGGGATTCTGCTCAATGCTCTGGAGGAGAGCAATGATAAGTATGTTTACTCTGAAATCCAGTATTCAGAGCCATATACAAAGAGTGTTACTTTTGATCAGAGCCACATAGCACCGGAGGATTATGTGGATGCTGACGGAGAGCAGGACGAGACTGCTTATTTGACTGCTCTGGTGGATGATTTACGGATTCAGGCACTGGATTACGTGGAAAAGAACAGTGTGCCTCAGGTGAACTACACTCTCAGCGCAAATCTTGAGAAGATCACCGATATTGGAGACACTGTGCAAGTGGAGGATTCAAGACTTGGCATCACTCTGCTCACAAACGTGATCTCTTATGAGTATGACTGCCTTTCCGAGCAGTATACATCTATTGAGTTCGGCAATTTCAAGAACACACTGGGAAATCTGATCAGCACTGTTACAGCCAGAGCGGACGAATCTGCCGGAAGAGCGGTGGAAAGTGTAAGAGTGACTCTTTCCGATGAACTGAAGCAGGCTACAGCACAGATCTGGAGCGTTCTGGGCACTTCCTATGTGATCTATGATGGTGATAAGATTCTTGTGGTTGATACTCTTCCTCCGGAGGAGGCAACAAACTGCATGATGATCAATGCCGGAGGAATCGGATTCTCCAACACTGGCATTCATGGCACATTCAACTCCGCATGGACGATTGACGGCACTTTAGACATGCAGGAAATCAATGTGATTAACCTAGTTGCCGACATGATCAAAGGTGGGACGCTGAAACTTGGTTCTCTGGAGAATCAGAGCGGAGTTCTGGAACTGTATGACAATGACAACAACTTGATAGGTCTGATGGATCGGAACGGACTGAAGATGTATGGTCTTGATGGGTCTTATGTACTCATGAACAATGAGGTTGGCTTTGCCGGATATGATCGGAAAGGGAATAAGATCTATTGGGTATCCAAAGATGAATTTCATATGAAAAAATCAGTGATTGAAGAGGAAATCACTCTTTGCAACAGAATGAGATTTATTCCCATCACTATCAAATCTGGTAGCACCATTGTGAATGATGGAATTGGTTTGGTTTCTGTATTGGAGGCATGATAAATGGCAGTAGAATACACTTTAACATTTGGGCAAAACAGTACAGAGCCTTATGGAGTCCTCCATATTGAGGAGACTGGGACTAGCACCACAGCAAACACCAGTACCATCTCTTACACTCTGACGCTGAAAAGACCATATGCAATTTCTTCCTCTTCCACCAAGACTGCATCTGTGTGGATTGAGGGACAGACATACACTTGGAGCGGATCTGTCGGAGGATCTGGGGATAAAACTCTTATCTCCGGAACTCAGACCATTGCTCACAATTCGGATGGCTCCAAGGTAATTGACTTCTCCGCATCCATTGAGTTCGGTTCCATCTACTGGAGTTACACCGGAAGAAATCTAGGGACTAAGAGCGGATCAGGCAAGTTAACACTCTCAAACATTCCGAGATATCCCACTGTTTCCCAGAGCGTTTCCAGTAAGACGGAAACCACTATCAAGATGGCATGGAGCGCAGATAGTATTTGTGATGCATTATGGTGGTCTACTGACGGAGGAAGCACATGGAGCGCACTCCAGAGCATCAATGCAAAGAGTGGAACATACACCATCACAGGGCTTTCTGATGGGCAGAGTTATTCTGTGGTGACTTCTGTGAGAAGAAAAGATTCACAGTTGTACAAGAACACCAGTGCTCTCTCCGTGAAAACTTATTGGTATCCCTACTGTACCAACTTCCCCAACTTTACTATTGGAAACACTGTTACACTTGGTTTTTACAATCCTCTTGGAAGAACATTCAACTTTGATTTGCAGATGGCTAATGGAAGTTGGATTGAGGGATGGACTGTATCAGGAAAGACCAGTTACACAGGACTTGACGGATCATCTACCATTTCATCCCTGTATGCCTCTATCCCATCTGCAAAGAGCGGAACATATAAGATCCGGTGCAGATATGGCAGTGCATCCTACACTACTAGCACAGCCAAATATAGTGTTAATGAAAAGCAGTGTGCGCCCACTATCGGCACATGCTCTTACAAGGACACCAACAGCACAACAGTGGCTGTAACTGGCAACGATCAGAACATAGTGCAGAATCTTTCTAAGGTGCAGTATACTGCCTCAGGACTTTCTGCCAAGAACAGCGCAAGCATCAGCAGTGTAAAAGTGAGAGTCAATGGAAGCACCTACACTCTCACCAGATCCGGAACAACTGCCACCGGAGGGAATGCAGTTATCAATTCTGGATCCACTGTCACTGCTACATTTACCATCACGGACTCCAGAGGGCTGACGGCATCCAAGAGTATCACTGTTAAGATGCTTGCATATAGCAATCCATCCGCTGTGATTACGCTGTGGAGAGAGAGCAACTATTATACGTTGTCTCACATCATTGTAGATGCTACTTTTGCAAACATCGGTAGCAATGCATTGAGAATTCGAGTATGGAAGCGCAAACATGGAACATCTGATTGGGGGAATGCATCCACCTTGGAGAGCGGAACAGAATATGATATCTCTGCTGATAATAACTATCAGTGGGATGTTCTTGTTCAGTTAGATGATACTCTTGGTGGGCTTGCTATCTACAATCTGACACTGCCCAAGGGTATGCCTCTAATCTACTTCGACAGGCGTAAATCTTCAGTTGGAATCAACTGCTTCCCTGCCGGATCTGAGACACTGGAGGTCTCCGGCATTGATGTGCTTGCCAAGGTGAAGAACTCAATGCAGTGGGGAGAAAATGATCAGTTCTGGAGAATTACGGCATCTGAGAAATGGGAGACTGGGCTTGTGCATTCTCAGGGCATGACTTCTGACGGCAGTTACATCTACCTGACGCACAGAAGTTCCGGCGATGATTCCACTGTTATGAAGATTGCCAAACTGAACATGAATGATTCCATGCAGTCAGTGCTTGATGCATCCATTTCAACAGGGCATTTCAACATGTTGGATTGCTATAATGGGATCATCTATGCCAGTGCCGGAGCGTTAACCAGTGGCAAGGCAGACTACACCAAAGTAAGAGTAATCAAGGCAACTGATTTATCCGTAATCAGCACCAAGACACTGCCTAACAACTGGGGAGTTGGTGTCCGGCAGTTTTTTGAAAAGGTTGGAGAGGATAAAGTCATTACATATAAGACAGGCTACATCACTGCTCTTTATGTTGGCTCTTCCAGAAACATCAACCTTTACCAGAGTTACATTGATTCTGCCAATAAGGTGCAGACTCCACTGGCACAGATCACACTGGACTATACTGGATGCACCACAGTGCAAGGCTCTTTCCATCTCACGAATAATTACATCTGGCTGTTGGAGACTGCTTACACAAGAGCAACAAGAGCATCAGGGCATCAGGTGATTAGATGCTTCTCTTACTCCGGCATGTTGGTGAAGTCGCTTTACATTGACGGCATCACAACAGAACTGGAAGATTTGTACGTGGAAGAGGGAGATCCTGACGATGGAACCAACAACATCATCTATGTAAATGATCTGAACGGCACAATTTACAAGTTTGATGTTCCGAGATTCTATCACACTCTTCCCTCAAATCCGGCAACAGTCTATGCGATGAAAGCAGGCACTGTAAAACATGTGTATGCACATCCCTCTGCACTGGATTCCAGATATGCATTTTCAGGGAAGTATGTTTACAGCCAGATCACTGTTAGTGATTTCATGTTCAAGGGCGAAATTGGGCACTTTGTCCCTCCGGTGATCTATGTGAATGGAGCGGATCATGTGGGTGCTTTTTCTGAGGACTTCAACACTATCACTTTTGAGGGGAATTACACTTGGGGAGGTGGAGGAACTCTCACATGGATCTTTACATTCTCCATCAAGGTTAATTCCAGTGGAAACAACTACCAGTATTATCTCTCAAATGCAAAGGTGAGAGTACATGATGATACAGGACTTAATCAGTATTACAATGTGAACGGCACAGGGGATCTTACCGATGTATCAGATGGAACCATGGGAAAGATGTTCAGCACTCTTTTCTCTTCCAGTTGGTTTAATAGTGACATTTACATCAAAGGACTTTCGTATGTGTGCGGAGTAGGCAACACATCAACATCACTTGATTTGATTGGAGGGTGATTAAAATGGAGAACTTAACCATTGGGCAAGTGGCTGTTGCTGTTGCCTTTTTAGGTGCGCTGATTGCCGGAGTGAAGTATTTACTTGCCGAGGCAAAAACTTGGATTACTGAGAGCATGAAGACACAGATGGATGCATTTTCCGTCAAGATCGATGCTCTGGAGGACAAGATCTCAGATGTGGACATGCAAACATGCAAGAATTATCTTGTGGTAAGGATTGCAGAGGTTGAGAACGGCAAAAAGCCCACTGAAGTGGAAAAAGAGAGATTCTATGAGCAGTATGAGCATTACATCAAAATCGGTGGAAACTCATACATCAAGAAAAAGGTAGAGCAGTTAGAATCAGAGGGTAAACTGTGAACTGAGGGAGGAGAGATCCTCCCTCTTTTTTAATTTCCTGAAAAAAATATCAAAATTTCAAATTATCGCTTGCATTTTCCTTGCTATAGGTATATACTCATATATGAAAGATGATATTGACAATCTGGTGTTTCACCATGGGCAAGTTTTTAGGAGGTTTACAATGAAGCGAGTAGAGATCAGTTACAGAACGAACATGGCAGAACTCAGCAAACTCAACGAGAGATTAGAAAAGGCTGAAAAGGCACTTGCAAAAAAGAGAGCCATTGCCGAGAAACTTGGAGTTGCCAACTGGAGCGTTGAGGAGCATTTGGAGTGGCTCAGATCCATTCCTAAAACTGACAACGGATTCATTCTTGAGAAGAACGATATCAAGAAGAATGGTGCTTGGTTTGATCTTTCCCTTGCAGAGGATAGAGTGGATGAAATCAAGTACAAGATTGAGAAAGCAGAGGAGAAACTGGATAAGGCAGAAGATGCAGTGAATGCCTATCATGAGGAGGTTGAACGGATTGAGGATCTGAAGAGAAAAGAAGAACTCTTCAAGTTGGAGTTTGAGGAAGAGCAGAGAGAGTGGGCAGAAGATGGAATCACTCTTGAGGGCAGATATTACGGACTCACTCCACAGGGAAAGAAGTTCTGGATTGAGGGAAACAACGGATTCACAAGAAGATCACTTCACTGCTTCACTCTCACGATTGACGGAGAAACGATCTTCACCAGTGGAGCATTCTGGATTGCATATGCGGAAATCAGGAACAGATAAGGAGCGGAGGCAAGAGCCTCCCTCCGGAGGGACACTTAGATACATTTAGGTACAGAAAGGTACAGAAAGGAAACAGAGATGAGATACGGACAGGAACTGATTGAGCAGTTAGAGAGAGACATTGAGACCACCAAGAGAGCAATGGAGAACAGACAGGAGAGAATCGACAATTGGCAGACAGATGAAGATGATTGCTTCATTTCCATCAGATGTGATGAGAGGCAGTTGAGTCTTTGCAGAGACAAGATTAGCCTGATCAAGGATGGTGGATGTGCTTGGTTTACAGAGTATGCAACACTGGATGGTCAGTTGGTCAATGCTCACTGGTGCAACACCAAGTTTGGAACATCTCTGAGAGTGGAGATGCCTGATGGAAAGGTGATCTGGACAACATCATGCACCAAGAAAGGACTGGCAAGGAGAGGGCTGAAAATGGTTGAGTGCAAGAGACCCGCATGGTATTGTTTCAGATCCTCAGGCAGAGGGATGTTGGGAGTGTACAGTGGATCTTATGTGTTGTTTCCCTCTGATGTCAACTATGCAACTGGTGAGGATGCCAGTGCAGAACCTATTGAAATGAGAGATGCAGAATGAGAAGATCAAGGAGGCATGAGATGAATAAACGAATTGAAGTAAGATTGTCAGAGGATGAATGGAATTTCATCCTCTGGATGGCAAAGAGGGACGGCATCACAGCCATGGAGGAAATGAGATGCATTTTTCAGACTGAGTTAGATCAGTGCAGAACGCTTTATGAGGCAGAGATGGAGGAAGAGCAATGAAGAGTTATGAAGAGATGTTTGGTATGAATGCCTGCATGGAATCGGTTAAGTTTGATATTGAGTATCTGCATAAGAATCCATTTGAACTGCTTGGAAGATGTATTGTCAGAGCAGATCAAGATGTTTTCTTTAATGAGACAATGATTGATGCGCTGAAGAAGTACATCAAGGACAACGGAATTAAGTGGGATGCAGAGGAGGCTTGAAGCCTCCTACTGCACATGGTAAGATTGAACGGCAAGGAGGTTTACCGATGATTACAGATGCACAGAAGAGAGCGCAAGCCAAATATGACAGAGATCACACAAGACTGCTCACCATGAAGATAAACACAGCGACAGATGCAGATGTGCTAGAGTGGTGGGATGCCTGCCAGAACAAGCAGGGCAGTGTAAAGAGGCTGATCCGGCAGGAGATTGATTGCTATGCCGATCTGAGGGAGTACCTGAAGCAGGCTCTTTCCGATCTGGCAGAGAAAGCAGTGGATGAGGGTGCTTGCTATCCTGAGGAAGTGATTGATGATATTTCCGGCAGATTAGATGCATGGTTTG